ATGAAATCTGCCGCCGCCTGGCTTGCCTCCGCGACGCCGGAGACGGTCGATGAGTTTCTGGGCGGCCTGAGCGATGCGGCGTTGATGGCGCTGCCCTGGCTCTTCGAGTTCTGGGCCTTGCCGCACCAGTTGCCGCCCGAGGGGGTCTGGAAGACCTGGATCATCATGGGGGGGCGCGGTGCCGGCAAGACCCGCGCCGGGTCGGAATGGGTGAGGGCGGAGGTCGAGGGGGCAAGGCCGATGGACCCCGGACGGTCGAAGCGGGTGGCGCTGGTCGGTGAGACGCTGGAGCAGGTGCAGAAGGTGATGATCTTTGGCGACAGCGGCATCATGGCCTGTTCCCCGCCCGACAGGAAGCCGGTGTGGGAGGCGACGAAGCGGCGGCTCGTCTGGCCGAACGGGGCCATCGCGGAGGTCTATTCCGCGCATGACCCGGACAGTCTTCGGGGCCCTCAGTTCGATGCGGCCTGGGCGGATGAGCTGGCGAAATGGCCGAAGGCGGGCGAGGCCTGGGACATGCTCCAGTTCGCGCTCAGGCTGGGCCGCGATCCGCGCCAGGTTGTGACGACGACGCCGAAGAATGTGGGCGCGCTGAAGGCGATCCTGAAGAACCCCTCGACGGTGGTGACGCAGGCGCCGACCGAGGCCAACCGGGCCTATCTCGCCGCATCCTTCCTCGAGGAGGTGCGGGCGCGTTATGCCGGGACGCGGACGGGGCGGCAGGAGCTGGACGGTGTCTTGCTGGAGGATGCCGACGGGGCGCTCTGGACTTCGGCGATGCTGGAGGCGGCGCGGTCGGCTGCGCCTGAGCGGCTGAGCCGGGTCGTGGTGGCGGTCGATCCGCCGACCACGGGGCATGAGGGGTCGGACGAATGCGGTATCGTCGTTGTCGGCGCACTGACCGAGGGGCCGCCGTCCGAATGGCGGGCCTGGGTGCTGGAGGATGCAACGGTCAGCGCGGCGCGGCCCGATGCCTGGGCGCGGGCGGCAATTGCGGCGATGGGGCGGCATGGCGCCGACCGGCTGGTGGCCGAGGTCAATCAGGGCGGGCTGATGGTGGAAAGCGTGATCCGGCAGGTCGATCCGACGGTGCCGTTCCGCGCTGTCCACGCCTCGCGCGGGAAGGTGGCGCGGGCCGAGCCGGTGGCGGCACTTTACGAACAGGGGCGGGTGGCGCATGTGCGCGGGCTTGGGCCCCTGGAGGACCAGATGTGCCGGATGACGATCCACGGCTATGATGGCAAGGGCTCGCCCGACCGGGTGGATGCGCTGGTCTGGGCGCTGACCGAGCTGATCGTGGAGCCGGCGGCACGCATCCTGCGGCCGCAGATCCGGGGACTGTGACCGGACCGGGGGGGCCTTCAGCCCCCCGGCGCTGACGCGCCTCCCCCCGAAGGTATTTCCGGCAAGATGAATGAGGGTGCTTCTCGCGCCTTCTGCCGTCGTGGCCGAGCGAGGAGAAATTCGATGGCATGGAACATCTTCCGGCGGGCCGAAGCGGCGGTCCCGGAGCAGAAGGCTTCGGCTACCGGGCGGGTGATCGCCTGGGGCTCGTCGGGCCGGGTGGCCTGGAGCCCGCGTGACACGGCGAGCCTGACGCGGACCGGGTTTTCCGGCAATCCGGTGGGGTTCCGCGCGGTGAAGCTGGTGGCCGAAGCGGCGGCGGCGCTGCCGCTCGTCTGTCAGGACCGCGACCGGCGCTATGACGTGCATCCGCTGATCGAGCTGATGCGGCGGCCCAACCCGGCGCAGGGGCGGGCAGAGCTCTTTGAGGCGCTCTACGGCCAGATGCTTCTGAGCGGCAATGGCTATATCGAGGCGGTCGGCGGTTCGGGGCTGCCGGCGGAGCTGCATGTCTTGCGGTCGGACCGGATGTCACTGGTCCCCGGCGCCGATGGCTGGCCGGTGGCCTATGACTACACGGTCGGCGGGCGGAAGCACCGGTTCGACATGGCGGGGCCGGTCGATCCGATCTGTCATATCAGGAGCTTCCATCCGCAGGACGACCACTACGGTCTTTCGCCGATGCAGGCGGCGGCAGTGGCGGTCGATGTCCATAACTCCGCCTCGGCCTGGTCGAAGGCGCTTCTCGACAATGCGGCGCGGCCCTCGGGGGCCATCCTCTACAAGGGTGCGGATGGGCAGGGGGCCCTGTCGCCGGACCAGTATGACCGGCTGATCCACGAGATGGAGATGCATCATCAGGGGGCCCGCAATGCCGGGCGGCCGATGCTGCTGGAAGGCGGGCTCGACTGGAAGCCGATGGGGTTCAGCCCGTCGGACATGGAGTTCCAGAAGACCAAGGAGGCGGCGGCGCGGGAGATCGCGGTGGCCTTCGGGGTGCCGCCGATGCTGATGGGCATTCCGGGCGATGCGACCTACGCCAATTATCAGGAGGCGAACCGCGCGTTCTACCGTCTGACGGTGCTGCCATTGGCCACGCGGGTGACGGCGGCGGTGGCCTACTGGCTTTCGACCCATCTGGGTGAGCAGGTGGAGCTTCGCCCCGACCTTGACCAGGTGCCGGCGCTGGCCGCCGAGCGTGACCAGCAGTGGAAGCGGGTCGGCGAGGCGTTGTTCCTGACGGACGCAGAAAAGCGGGCGATCCTTGGCTTGCCGCCGCTGGCGGACGGGGCGTGAGCATGGCGGCGGCAGGTTCGCGCTACCTGAAGGAGCCGTTCGAATGCGCCCATGAGCACCGCTTCGATGCGACCGAGAGGATCATGGCCCTGCAGTTCGGGACGGTCGAGAAGCGGCTGGAGCGGATCGAGGCGATGATCATCGGCGTGGAAAAGCGGCTCTGGATGACGGTCTTCGGGGTCGTCGGCGTGATCCTGAGCCAGGCGGTGCAGTCGCTGCTGGAATTCGGGCCGAAATAGGATGAGGCGGATGATGAACGACTATGGGCTGGAGACCAAGTTCTGCCGGCTGGGCGAGGATATCGCCGTGACGGACGGCTGCCGGATCGAGGGCTATGCCTCTTTTTTCGGCCTCACAGATCAGGGCGGCGATGTCGTCATGGCGGGGGCCTATGCGAAGTCGCTGGACCGGCTGAAGCGCGAGGGGCGCGTGGTCAGGATGCTCTGGCAGCATGACCCGGCGCAGCCCATCGGCGTCTGGGACGAGATTTCCGAGGATGGCCGCGGCCTGCGCGTCAAGGGCCGCATCCTGACCGAGGTCGAGAAGGGCCGCGAGGCGGCGGCGCTGGTCGCGGCCGGGGCGATCGACGGGCTGTCGATCGGCTACCGCACGATCACGGCGGAGAAGGATGCCAAGGGCCAGCGGCTCTTGCGCGAGGTGGAGCTTTGGGAGGTGTCGCTTGTCACCTTCCCGATGCTGCCCGAGGCGCGGGTCGGCGCCAAGAGTGCCGCGCCCGAGGCGGTGCTGGGTGAACTGGCGGCGCTTTTCGAGGAAGCGCGGCGGGACTTGGCGGGGCGGCGCTGACGCCCCCAGAACGCAACCCCTGACATGAGGTGATGGGTATGAAGACGACCGAGACGAAGGCTCGGGCCGGGGAAGGCGTGTCCGGCGCTCCGGCCGAGGAAGTGAAGTCCGCGCTTCAGGGTTTCCTGAGCGAGTTCAAGGGCTTTCAGGACGACATGACTACCAGGCTCAAACAACAGGAAGACCGACTGACCATGCTGGATCGCAAATCTGTCACTGCCGGGCGTCCGGCGCTTTCCACCGCCGCCGACCTGGTGCTGCCGCATCAGAAGGCCTTCGGCGCCTATCTTCGCACCGGCGACGATGACGCCCTTCGCGGGCTGGTGCTGGAGGGCAAGGCTCTCAACACCCAGGTCAATGCCGATGGCGGGTTCCTCGTCGATCCGCAGACCTCGGACCGCATTCGCGGCGTGCTGAAATCGACCTCGTCGATCCGCAGCATCGCCAATGTGGTCAATGTCGAGGCGACCTCGTTCGATGTCCTCGTCGATCACACCGATCTCGGCTCGGGCTGGGCGACGGAGACGGCGGCGCTGACCGAGACGGGCACGCCGCAGATCGACCGCATCTCGATCCCGCTGCATGAGCTTTCGGCGATGCCGAAGGCGAGCCAGCGCCTGCTGGACGACAGCGCCTTCGACGTCGAGGGCTGGCTGGCCGAGCGCATCGCCGACAAGTTCGCCCGTGCCGAGGCGGGCGCCTTCGTGAGTGGTGACGGCATCGACAAGCCGAAGGGCTTCCTTGCCCATAGCAAGGTCGCCAATAACGTCTGGGCCTGGGGTTCGCTTGGCTATGTGGCGACTGGTGCTGCGGGCGACTTTGCCGCCACCAACGCCTCGGACGCGATCATCGACCTCGTCTATGCGCTGAATGCCGAATACCGGGCCAACGCGGCTTTCGTGATGAATTCGAAGACCGCGGGTGCCGTGCGCAAGATGAAGGACGCCGATGGCCGCTTCCTCTGGTCCGACGGCCTTCAGGCGGGCGAACCGGCGCGGCTGATGGGCTATGCGGTGCTGGTTGCCGAGGACATGCCCGACATCGCCGCCGATGCCCATGCCATCGCCTTCGGCGATTTCCACAACGGCTACACCGTTGCGGAGCGCCCCGATCTCAGGGTGCTGCGTGACCCCTTCTCGGCCAAGCCGCATGTCCTCTTCTACGCGTCGAAGCGCGTGGGCGGCGATGTGAGCGATTTCGCCGCGATCAAGCTTCTGAAGTTCGCCGTCTCCTGACGGCGGCGCGCAGGCCGAGGCGGAAACGCCCCGGAATGCGGGCGCGGGCCAACTTCATTACCCCCCGTGTTGTCTAGCTGCTCCCTCCGTCCGAGCAATGCGGGGCTGGCCCGCGCCCGTTCCTATTGGGGGAGGGCGCGAAATTTCGGAGTTTTCCATGATGCTGAGCGAAGTGATGCCGGTGCCGCAAGGGGCGCTGCCGGTGGCAGAGTTCAAGGACCATCTGCGGCTCGGCACCGGTTTTGCCGATGACGGCGTGCAGGATGCGTTGGCGGAAAGCTACCTTCGTGCCGCGATGGCGGCGGTCGAGGGGCGGACCGGCAAGGCGCTGATCGAGCGGGCATTTCTTCTGACGCTTCCCGACTGGCGCTGGCCCGACAGCCAGACCCTGCCGGTCGCGCCGGTGGCGGCGCTGGCCTCGGTCACGGTACTTGACCGGGACGGGGTGGCAGAGCTGATCCCGCCGGCGCGCTACCGGCTGGTGGCGGACATGCAGCGGCCAAGGATCGCGGCGGCGGGAACGGTCCTGCCGGGAGTGCCGCAGGGCGGGCGGATCGAGATCCGGTTCAGCGCCGGGTTCGGGCCCTCCTGGAGCGATGTGCCCGCCGATCTGGCGCAGGCGGTGTTCCTGCTTGCCGCGACCTATCACGAAGAACGTCATGACGCGGGCGCGGCGCGGGGGATACCCTTTGGCGTGACCGCGCTGATCGAGCGCTGGCGCACGGTGCGGGTGCTTGGCGGAGGTGCTGCATGACGGCGCCGAGGTTGAACAGGCGGCTGATCCTGGAAGAAGCGCTGCGGGTGCCGGACGGCGCCGGCGGCTCCACCCTGACCTGGGTGGTGCGCGGCGTCGTCTGGGCGGCGATCCAGCAGGGTGCGGCGCGGGAACGGGCAGCGGAGTTCGCGACGATGTCGTCGGTGGCCTGCCGGATCACGGTGCGCGGGTCGCCTTTTGGCGCGCCGTCGCGGCCGAAGCCGGACCAGCGCTTTCGCGATGGGCTGAGGACATATCGGATCACGGGTGTCGCCGAGGCGGATGCGGAGGGGCGGTATCTTCTCTGCTCCGCCGTCGAGGAGGTGGTGGCATGAGCTATTCTGTCGGGGCCGCGCTTCAGGCTGCCGTTTATCAGAAATTGGTGGCCGATACCGCGCTGGAGGCGCTTGTCGCCGGTGCCATCTACGACTCTGTCCCGCCCGGGACCGTGACGGGAACCTATGTCTCGCTCGGGCCGGAGGACGTGCGCGATGCCTCTGACCAGGTCGGGCGCGGCGCGGTGCATGAGTTCACCGTCTCGGTGGTGACGGATCAGGCGGGGTTCCAGAGCGCCAAAGCGGTCGCCTCGGCGGTGTCCGACGCGCTGACCGATGCCGATCTGGTGCTGGCGCGGGGCAGGCTCGTGGGCCTCTGGTTCCTGTCGGCGCGGGCACGGCGGGTCGAGAAGGCCGATATCCGGCGTATCGACCTGACGTTCAGGGCGCGCGTGGAGGCGTGAGGCGGCATTCGCCTTACTGCATTAATCGAACAACTCGCGGCTGCATAAGTTGATTTGCTGCCGTCAGAATGCACAAATCGGAGAATTCTCATGGCTGCGCAGAATGGCAAGGACCTTCTTGTCAAGCTCGACCTCAACGGGGGCGGGCAATTCACCACCATCGCGGGCCTGCGTGCGACGCGGATCAGCTTCAACGCCGAAACGGTTGATGTCACCAACCTTGAAAGCCAAGGCGGATGGCGCGAGCTTCTGGGCGGCGCGGGGGTGCGTTCGGCCTCGGTCTCCGGTTCCGGCGTCTTTGTCGACAGCGCGACTGATGAGCGGGCGCGTCAGATCTTCTTCGCCGGGACGGTGGAGCAGTTCCAGGTCATCATCCCGGATTTCGGCATCGTCGAAGGGCCGTTCCAGATCACCGCGATCGAATATGCCGGCAGCTACAATGGCGAGGCGACCTACGAGCTTTCGCTCGCCTCGGCCGGCGCCCTGAGCTTCACGGCGATCTGATGGCGAACCCCTGGGCCGGTGAGGTCGAGATCGCGCTGAACGGTGTGCCACATCAGGCTCGTTTGACGCTGGGGACGCTGGCGGAGCTTGAGGCGGCGCTTGGGTCCGGGACGCTGGTGGAACTGGTCGAGCGGTTCGAGGCCGGCCGGTTTTCCACGCGGGACGTGCTGATGCTGGTGGTTGCCGGCCTCAGGGGTGGTGGCTGGACGGGGCAGGCGACGGACCTTGTCGCCGTGGAGATCGGCGGCGGCCCGGTCGGCGCGGCGCAGGCGGCGGCACAGCTTCTGGCGCGCGCTTTCACGGTGCCGGAGGCGCGATGAGCGCTTTCGACTGGCCGGGGTTGATGCGGGCCGGCATCGGCGGCCTTGGCCTTAGACCCGAGGAGTTCTGGCGGCTGACGCCGGCGGAACTGGTGTTTATGCTGGGCGATCCGGGTGCCGCCGCGCCCCTTGGCCGGGGGCGGCTGGCCGAACTGGTACGCGCCTGGCCTGACAAGATTGCGCCGGACAGATGAAGGAGGACGGGGATGGCAATGACGGACGGACTCGACAGCCTCGCGCAGCAGACGGCGGCGCTTGAGCAGTCGCTTGGCGGCGCGCAGCTGATGGCGGCGGCCTTTGATGCGGAACTTGGCCGGATGCGCGAAAGCATGATGTTCACTGGGCGCGAGGTTTCATCGCTGTCCCTGAGCATCGGTGGCGGGCTCAGGCGGGCCTTCGATGGCCTCGTCTTCGACGGGATGAAGCTGTCGGATGCGCTGAAATCCGTGGCGCAGACGATGGTGGACAGCGTCTACAACATCGCCATGCGGCCGGTGCAGCAGGCTTTCGGTGGCGCTGTGGCGAATGGCGTCAACGGCCTGCTGAGCGGGCTTTTCCCCTTCGAGAAGGGCGGCACCTTTGCGCAGGGCCGGGTCATGCCCTTTGCCAAGGGCGGCGTGGTGTCGTCACCGACCACTTTCCCGATGCGGAATGGGCGCGGGCTGATGGGCGAGGCGGGGCCGGAGGCGATCATGCCGCTGGCGCGTGGCGCCGATGGCCGGCTTGGCGTGCAGGCGGGGGGCGGCGGCAGGTCGGTCAGCATCGTGATGAACGTGACCACCCCGGACGTGCAGGGTTTTGCCCGCAGCCAGAGCCAGATCGCGGCGCAGATGGCGCGGGCGTTGGCGCGCGGCGACAGGAACAGGTGAGGGCGAAGCATGGCATTTCACGACGTAAGGTTCCCGGCCAAGCTGAGTTTCGGCTCGGTCGGCGGGCCGGAGCGGCGCACCGAGATCGTGCAGCTGACCAACGGTTTCGAGGAGCGCAACACGCCCTGGGCGCAGTCGCGCCGGCGCTATGACGCGGGGCTGAGCCTGCGGAGCCTTGACGATATCGGAGAGTTGATCGCGTTCTTCGAAGCCCGCCGGGGTCAGTTGCACGGGTTCCGCTGGAAGGACTGGGCGGATTACAAGTCCTGCGCCGCCTCGGTGACGATCACCTACGAGGACCAGCAGGTTGGCGTAGGGGATGGTCTGACCCGGTCGTTCCAGCTGTCAAAGACCTATGCCTCGGGCGCTGCGTCGGAGCGGCGGGTGATTGCCAAGCCGGTTCAAGGGACGGTGCGCGTGGGGCTTCAGGGCGACGAACTGGCCGAGGCGGTGCATTACGTCGTGGACTACGAAAGCGGTGTGATCCTGTTTCTGAGCGCGCCCGCTGAAGGTGAGCGTGTGACCGCCGGGTTCGAGTTCGACGTGCCGGTGCGGTTCGATACCGACAGCATCCAGGTCTCCGTAGCCTCGTTCCAGGCTGGGGAAGTGCCGCAGGTGCCTGTGGTCGAGGTGCGGCTATGAGCTATCCAGACGATCTGAAGACCCATCTTGCCGGTGGGGCCACGACCTTGGCGCGGGCCTTTGCTGTGACGCGCAAGGACGGGATGGTGCTCGGCTTTACTGATCACGACCGCGACCTCAGCTTCGAGGGGATCACCTTTCGCGCCGACAGCGGTCTGACGGCAAAGGCGCTGCAGCAATCGACCGGGCTTGCGGTGGACAATACCGAGGCTTTCGGCGCCCTCAGGTCCGATGCAATCGTCGAGGAGGATATTCTCGCCGGCCGGTATGACGGGGCGGAGGTGCAAGCCTGGCTGGTGAACTGGGTCGATCCTGCAATGCGGGTGCTCCAGTTCCGGGGGACGCTGGGGGAGATCACGCGGACGGGCGGGGCTTTCACCGCCGAACTCAGAGGGCTGAGCGAGGCGCTGAACCAGCCGGTGGGGATGATCTATCATTCCCGCTGTTCGGCGGTAATTGGCGACAGGCGTTGCCGTTTCGATCTGGATCAGCCCGGATACGCGGAAGAGCGTCCGGTGGAGGCGGTGGAGGATGGCCGGGTGTTCGGGTTCGCGTCTTTCGCCGGCTATGAGGATCGCTGGTTCGAGAAGGGGCGCTTTCGTGTCCTGTCCGGCAAGGCAGCCGGTTTGGTCGGGTCAGTCAAGAACGACCGGCTGCGTGGGGCGTCAGGCCGTGAAGTGGAGCTTTGGCAGTCGCTGGGCGCTGTGCCCGCGGCGGGTGACATGGTGCGGATCGAGGCGGGGTGTGACCGGCGGGCGGAGACCTGTCGTCTGAAGTTCGCCAACTTCCTCAATTTCCGCGGCTTTCCGCATATACCCGGCGAGGACTGGGTGATGTCCTACCCGACGAGCGCCGGCCGGAACGATGGCGGGAGCCTTTCGCGATGACTGCGCATGGGGTTCAGGCGGTCGAGGCCGCGCGTGGCTGGATCGGCACGCCCTACCGGCATCAGGCCGCGACGAAGGGGGCGGGGACCGATTGCCTTGGGCTGATCCGTGGCATCTGGCGCGAGCTTTTTGGCAGGGAGCCGGAGGCGGTGCCGGCCTATACTGCCGACTGGAGCGAGCCCGAAGGGATGGAGCGGCTGTGGCAGGCCGCGCTCAGGCATCTTCACCCGGTGGACCGGGAGGCCGGACTGGCGCCGGGGCAGGTGCTTTTGTTCCGCATGCGCGATGACGCGGTGGCCAAGCATCTGGGCATCGTCGCGGAGGTCGCGCCGGTGGCGACGTTCATTCACGCTTACAGCGGGCATTCGGTCGTCGAAAGCCCGCTGTCGGCGCCCTGGCTGCGACGGGTCGCAGCGCGGTTCGAATTTCCTTGAAGGAGCCTTCTGATGGCGACAATTGTGCTTTCGGCCGTCGGTGCCTCGCTCGGCGCGGGTTTCGGGGGATCGGTCCTTGGGCTGTCCGGGGCCGTGATCGGGCGTGCGGTCGGGGCTACCCTTGGTCGTGTCATCGACCAGCGCGTGATGGGGGGTGGATCGCGCGCAGTCGAGACCGGAAAGGTCGACCGCTTCCGCCTGACCGGCGCCAGCGAGGGCGCACCCATCGGCCAGGTCTGGGGCCGGATGCGCGTGTCGGGGCAGATCGTCTGGGCGTCGCGCTTCCTTGACCGCGCAACGACGAGCGGCGGCGGCAAGGGTGCGCCGTCGCAACCGAAGGTGACCGAGCACAGCTACTTTGTCAGCCTCGCCGTGGCACTTTGCGAAGGCGAGATCGCCAGCATTGGCCGCGTCTGGGTGGATGGGACGGAGATTTCGCTGAAGGACGTGCAGATGCGCGTCTACAGGGGCGGCGAGGACCAGGTGCCCGATGCGAAGATCGAGGCGGTTGAGGGTGCGGGTCTGGCTCCGGCCTATCGCGGGCTCGCCTATGTCGTCTTCGAGGATCTGCCACTTGCGCCCTATGGCAACCGCGTGCCGCAGTTCAGTTTCGAGGTATTCCGCCCGGCGCAGGGCGAGGGGATCGACGCGATACCGGACCTGACCCTCGCCATCGAAGGGGTGGCGCTGATACCGGGGACCGGAGAGTACACGCTGGCGACGACGCCGGTTCACTACAGCTACGGGCTTGGTCGCAGCGTGTCGGCCAATGTGCATTCCCCAGGAGGTGTTACCGATCTGGCACGTTCTCTCGACGCACTGGGGGAGGAGTTGCCGAACTGCGGTTCGGTGTCGCTCGTGGTGTCTTGGTTCGGCAACGATCTGCGCTGCGGGCAGTGCACGTTGCGCCCGAAGGTCGAGGACAACTCGTTTGACGGCGCTGGAATGCCGTGGCGTTCAGGTGGCATCGGGCGGTCGCAGGCGGAGGAGATTGCGCGCGACAATGGCAAGCCGGTCTATGGCGGCACACCCGCGGACGCGGCGGTGGTCGAGGCGATCCGAAACCTGGGTGCGCGCGGCAAGTCGGTGGTCTTCTATCCTTTCATCCTGATGGAACTGCTCGCCGGCAACGGGCGCAATGACCCCTGGACGGGAGCGGCGGATCAGCCGGTGCTTCCGTGGCGAGGGCGGATTACGCAGTCGGTCGCGGCGGGTCAGCCGGGGAGCGTGGACGGGACGGCGACAGCCGAGGCAGAGGTGGCGGCATTCTTCGGTGTGGCCGAACCTGGGGACTTTGGGGTGGCGGCGGGTCGCGTCAGCTATTCCGGCCCTGCGGAGTGGTCCTATCGACGCTTTATCCTGCATTATGCGCATCTCTGCGCCCTTGCGGGCGGCGTCGGGGCCTTCTGCATCGGCTCAGAAATGCGCGGGTTGACGCAGATCCGGGGGGCGGGGGGCACGTTTCCCGCGGTGGCGGCGATGCGGCAGCTTGCGGCGGACGTGCGTGCGATCCTCGGGCCTTCGGTCAAGGTCGGCTATGCGGCGGATTGGTCGGAATATGGAGGCTATCAGGATGGCGCCGGCAACCTCCATTACCATCTCGATCCGCTCTGGGCCGATGCCAATGTCGATTTCATCGGCATCGACAACTACATGCCGACCGCCGACTGGCGGGATGGTGCGGGCCATGCCGATGCCGGCTGGGGGTCGATCTACAACCTCGATTACCTCAAGGCCAATATCGGCGGCGGCGAAGGCTATGACTGGTACTATGCCAGCGATCAGGAGCGGGCAGCGCAGATCAGGACACCGATCACCGATGGAGCCTTTGGCGAGGATTGGGTCTGGCGGATCAAGGACATCAAAAGCTGGTGGGAAAATCCGCATCACGACCGATTCGGGGGTCTGAAGGGGCCACAGACTGATTGGGTGCCGGGGTCGAAGCCGGTCTGGTTCACCGAGTATGGCTGCGCTGCCATCGACAAGGGGGCGAACCAGCCGAACCGGTTCCTTGACCCCAAGTCCGCCGAGTCTGGTCTTCCCTACCAATCGAACGGGCGGCGCGATGACCTGATGCAGATGCAATATCTGCGCGCGACGGTCGAATACTGGCGCGATCCGGTGAACAACCCGGTGTCCGAGGTCTACGGCGGACCGATGGTCGACATGAGCCGTGCCCATGTCTGGGCCTGGGACGCGCGGCCTTTCCCGCAGTTTCCGAACAACCGCGATCTCTGGGCGGATGGGGCGAACTATGCGCGCGGCCACTGGTTGAACGGCCGCACGACGGCGCAGCCATTGGCGAATGTCGTGGCCGAGATCTGTGCAGGTTCGGGTGTGCGGGACGTGGACGTGGCGGGGCTTTTCGGGATCGTGCGCGGATACAGCGTCCAGGAGACGGGGAGCGGTCGCAGCGCGCTGCAGCCCCTCATGCTGAGCTACGGGTTCGATGCCTTGGAACGCGACGGCGCCCTGCGCTTTCGGATGCGTGACGGTGTTGCGGATGCGGGGATCGGGCAAGACGATCTTGCCGTCGGGAGTGAGACGGACGGCTGGATCGAGACCACGCGCGCAACGGATGCGGACAGTGTCGGCAGGGTGCGGGTGAGCTATGTCGAGGCCGAAGGCGACTATGAAGCCCGCACCGTGGAGGCGGTGCATCCGGCGGGCGACTTGCAATCGGTCTCGCAATCGGAGTTTGCGCTTGCCTTGACGCAGGCCGAGGCCCAGCGGATTGCCGAGCGCTGGCTGACCGAGACGCGGGTTGCGCGGGATGGTGCGCGGTTCGCGCTGCCGCCGTCGCTAGGCGATATCGGTGTCGGCGATGTGGTGGCAATCGGCGCGGGCGTACCGAAGCTCTACCGAATCGACCGGGCAGAGCAGGCCGGCGCGATCGGGCTTGAGGCGGTCCGGGTGGAGCCTGCCGTCTACGTGCCCTCGGACGAGGCAGAAGTGGCGGTGGCTGCGCGAACCTTCGTCGCGCCGACGCCGGTGGCCGCGCTGTTTCTCGACCTGCCGCTGATGGCGGGGGAAGAGGTGCCGCATGCGCCGCACCTGGCCGTCGCAGCGCAGCCCTGGCCGGGATCGGTCGCGGTGTTCAGTTCGGACCAGGATGCGGGCTATACGCTCAACCGGCTGATCTCCAGCCAGGCGGTGATCGGGCAGACGGAGAGCCTGATGGCCCCGGCGACGGGCGGTGTCTGGGACCGATCGCAGCCGGTTCGGGTGAAGATCAGTGGCGGGTCGCTGAGTTCGGTGGGGGTCGCGCAGCTTCTGAACGGAGCCAACCTGATGGCAGTTGGCGACGGGTCGTCGGACGGGTGGGAGTTGTTCCAGTTCGCCAATGCCGAACTGGTTGCCCCTGACACCTATGATCTGTCGCATCTCTTGCGCGGCCAGACCGGCACTGAAGCGGCGGGGGCTGCCGGCTGGCCGGTCGGGAGCAATGTCGTCCTGCTGAACGGCGCGCCAACGCAGATCGCCCTTGCGGCCAATGCCCGTGACCTTGCGCGGCATTTCCGCATCGGGCCGTCACGGCGGGGGTACGACGATCCGTCCTACACTCACGTGGTGGAGGCCTTCGCGGGGATCGGGCTCAGGCCTTATGCGCCCGTTCACCTAAAGGCGGTCCGTCTGGCTGGTGGCGATCTTTCAGTGTCCTGGATACGGCGGACGCGGGTCGGAGGGGATAGCTGGTCGGGGCTGGACGTGCCGCTCGGCGAGGCATTTGAGGCTTATCAGGTCAGGGTTTTGGCCGGCAGCGCTATACTGCGTGAGAATGTGGTGAGCCAACCGCGCTGGACCTATGCGGCGGCGCAGATAACCGCCGACGGGGTCGTGCAGAGTTTCGAAATTCACATCGCCCAGTTGTCCGACCAGTTCGGGCCGGGGCCTTTTGCGAGGATGGTCGTCAATGTCTAA